CTAAAACATGGTGGCAAGTACATCATTTGAACTACATCCATCTGGTACTTAGCTATAGAAGGTATATATCCTGGGTAGCACCCCTTTGATAACATAGCCCTGTAGTCCTTTCCAAGTCTATCAACTTGTTTTCTATTAAATGTATCTGCTAGCATCTTATTTCTAAATTTTCGTTTTGCATTAATAGCAAGTACACGTGGAAAATCTGTAACTGTACGTTTTGATATTTTATCTAAGTTTAAAGTTGGTAAGTAAACCTTTAACTTGTTATCATGCACACTAAATGGGTATCTTATTAAATGACTTATAGAGATTAATGCATTATTAAGTTCTGGGTATGTGTTTTCTGTGAAGTACAGCCTTGTGTTATCATAGTCTATAAACTTCCACTCAGGCCATCTTGCATTCTTTGTAGCCAACCGTACTATTTTATACACATTTACGTCTGTTTTTAATAAAAAATCACACAAATTATGACTACCTGAGTATTCTATTTCATCTAAATTGTTAGACATTATTTGGTTAAACGCAGTAGCATAATACATTACTCCACTTACAGCCTCTTTGTAATCTTTATGTTTATAAGTGTAATCAACCCACGATTTAGGTACACAAGTGGTAGGAACTATAGCTGGAGATCCTGCATGATTTGTTTGTATTGTATTTAAAAAAAATGCACTTTCTAATAAATCCACATCCTTTTCATTATAAGGAGATGCACACAGATAATTTGTTGATTTGTGTAATGGCATGCCTTCCAGACCAGAGGATGAGCTAGTGTGCTTTTTTTCAATGTATACTTCCTGTGGCTCTGGATCATGTAGAAGTGAGTTCACCATATCAAAATAAGGAAGGCTGCTAACTTCTACAGCCTTCCCATCAAAGCTTTCTACAGGACGAAACCCGTCCCTTGTGTATAATTTACACCCCTCTGCTACTAACATTTAGGAGTTTAAAGCTTCACTAAAGCTACCTAGTTGCTCTCGTATAGAAGACATATTATCCTCATCATCTTCTTCTGCTGACCCATCTGTTAAGAACTGAGTAACAGATGCTTCAATATCTGCTACAGCTTTTTTCTGATCCTCTTCTGTAGGATACCCCATAATGTCAAGTATAGATACAGTCGCCTCTACTTTATCCTTCCAAGGGTCCACAGTTACATCAAACTTAGAGGTGGCAGGAAGAACTGTGTACACATACCTAAGGTTAGTTCCGGCGTCTTTCTTTCTGCTTATGTTTAGGAAATGACCAACATCATAACTGTAAAGATCAACATAATCATCTTCCATTGTGCAGACTTCCGTAATCATTGTCATTACAGTCTTTGGAATGGCAACGATTACTGGCTCTGGCCTCCAATCAGTGTCCTTTGGCCCCTTTACAAACCCCCACTGAAGGAACGAAAGATTAGGTTTTGTATCCTTTGCTACACGTACCATTTCAACGTTGTCACTATTATAGTATTCTGCAACTTTAGAGCATATTGGGCAGGGCTTTTCCTCAATATTAGGGGTTCTATGAGTGCAAAGGACGCTGTACTTCCTACCATCTGTTCCAGTAATCCAGTGCTGATACGTTGGGTAAAAAGGAGATGGGTTAGACTCATTTGGGGATACAAAGAATCTTATTTTGGAAGTTCCATCCTGAACTTTAAAAAACCTTGTTCCACTTCCTGCTGTTGCTGACTCCGCAAATGCGCTAAGTTGGTCTTTTGTAAATCCTTTAAAGTTTAGTTTCATATGTTGGCGTCCTCCTAGATTGTGTTGTATTTTTTAGTAAAGCTTTCTTTAAGAGAAGTTAAAGCGTCTGTTGGCTGTTGTGCATACCCAGAAATTCCACTTTGAATACCTTGGTATGCTTCTTCTCGTAAACTGGCGGAAAGATTAATTAGCATATCTTTCCTAATACTTAGAACTTGTATTGCAAGCTTAAGTGCTGTTTCTTCTTCACACGCCTTTAAATACTCAGATTTTGCAGCCATATACTCTGGGTGGGATGTGGTCATTGTATCAAGCCGAGCTTCTGTCATTTTACTGTCTGCATCCCGCCTAATCCCCTCCCTTATAATAGCAAAAGCTTTTTCTGTTTGCCACTTAAGCTCATCCCTTTTAGCAGAAGCCTCACTATACATTCGTGCATATTTTAGAAAAAGGTCTGCGTGCGTTAAAAGCGCAGATCTACAGTCTGCAATAAGTATTTCTTGCTTTAATGTATCCCAGCTAAACATTGTTCATCATCTCCTTCATTTCAGATGCAAGTTTTGTAAGCTGGTTTTCAAGGCATACAAACGCATGTTCTTTCATTTCTTCGTAAGGCTCATCCCCCTCTAGTGTAATACTAGTGGACATGTTGGAATATGCAACTCCTGGAATTGGAAGCTTTACTTCAAAACTAACAATGTGCTTCATATTGAACTTACCTCCTCAACTTTACCCCATCTAGATTTACCAGTTTCATCCGCTTCAGCAATACTAATATCTATCTTCATTGGTACTTTTAAAAATGTAAAAGTTGTGTTTAATTTATATATACCTTCCTTTAAAATATTAATAAAAGAATCCATGTACTCATCCTTTACAGCGTACACACCACTATCATGCACACTTACTAAGAACACAGCGTTGTCTTTGTCTATATGTGAGTAAATGTAGTGTAATAGCCAAAGGGTAAGATCGCTAGCAGTTGCCTGTATTGGTGCATTTTGAGCTTGCCTAAGTGCACCAGATACAGCACCCCTATCCGGGAGGCCTATATCTGGAAGATTACGTGCTCTGCCAAATGGTGTAACTACTTTTAAATGCTTTCTAGCAAATGCATGTGTATCATCAATCCATCTCTTAACCCCATAGAATTGCTGCATATACCTAGACAGCTTATCTTCTGCCTCTTCTTGGGAAATATCAAGATTTTTAGAAAGTGCCATAGGGCCCATACCATAAATAACTCCAAAATTAAGAGATTTAGCAGCTTGCCTTTCATCTTTTGTTATTTCTTCAACTGGTTTTTGATACATAAAAGACGCAACTTCTTTGTGCATATCTGTACCTTTGTTTATTGCTTCAATCAAGTTTTTATCATTTGCAAGAGATGCAATTACTCTTATTTCAGCCTGTGCAAAGTCAAACTGTACTAACTTATATCCGCTTGGTACATAAAAGAAGTTTTTTATTTCTTTATCCCTTGGAATTTGTTGAAGGTTTGGGTCTGAACAAGCTGTTCTTCCAGTTACAGTTCTAGTTAGAGCAAAGTTAGGGTGCACTTTACCATCTGATCTAACTTTTTCTAAGAAACCAGTTATAAATGTATTTGCTACAGTTGTAATACTTTTTACTTGCGATAGCTTTTGAATAATTGGATGTTCAATCTCTTGGAGTGTAGACGCTGAAAGCGATATACCTCCTTTTTCAGTTTTAATTGTAGGAATTTTATTAATTACTGAAAGAAGTGCAAGTAAGTGTCGTGGCTTTAGTATATCATACTCAACAAGACTACCATCTATAGGGTGTTTTGAAATCTTTTTAACTTTTCCAGTTGATAGAAATACTTCTTTATCTATCCATCCATTTTCAAGATAGGTTACTATCTTTTGTGCTTCTTTAATCTCTGGATACTCATATATTTCTTTAAGCAATGCTTCTTTTTCAGCAAGTATTCTTGCTTTATAAGAAGCAATATATTCTAGGTCTACTGGAAACCCGTTAATGGAAGCACCAATATACATATTTTGAATTTTTAATAAAAACTTATAAAGGTTTACATTTTGAAGAGATTTAATACCTTGATTATAAATATGTAAACAAGCACAAGCATCCAGACAATTATACAGCCCAAGCACATCAATAGTAACCTCAGAAAAATCATGGGACTCCTTTACTACGGACTTTACACTTTCAGCATAATCAGCCCATCCTAGAAGCTTAAAAGCAAGATGTTTTAATCCATGTTTTTGGTTCTCGTCTATAAGATAATGTACAAGCATAGAGTCCTGTGTGTTATCAAGAAAAATACCTGTCATTACCTTTACAAATAAAACGTCAAATGGCCTATTGTGTATAACAAGTTTATCTTTTAAAGCATTTAAAAGCACTATAAAATCAGAATTCATATCTAGTTTGTTAGTGTAGTTTACATCAATCCAAAAAGCTTCTTTTTCTGATGAAAAAGCAGCTGTTAATATCCTTGCTCCAGAGTTAAATGGAGAAAGACCACCAGATTTTCCGTCACCAGCAGTTTCAATGTCAAACCCAATTAAATCATACTGAGATAGTGTATTAATTGCATCTTTTAAAGTTTCTTTTGAAGTTATTTTTGTTATAGTAGGTTTACTAACGGAAGTATCAGTAATAAAAGTCAATTTTATAATAGAAAAGGTAAGTGGTATTTGATCCTTTATAGAGCTGTCAAATTGAGTTGCTTTTGGGTCAAAGCATGGAACAACAGGAACTCCATACTCAGTAGGTATTAGCTTACCAGCAACTTTAGATAGTGCTGCATTTCCTAAAAGAAGCTTAGTTATATCAGATCCCACCGATATAATGCACTCAGGAGACATTTTTAAAAGCTCTTCTATAATGTCTGCTTTACTCTTTTTTAACTCTTTTAACGTAGTAACCTCTTGACCGGACAGTATATTAACGAACTCAAAATCTTCTCTTGTAAAAGATGAATCACTTTCAATAATATGGGTTAAGTATGTTTTTGCAAACCTATCTTCATTCATAGTTAGCACAATAAATCTCAATAAAAAACCCCCTCTCAACTGTACCCATATATTATACCAAGAATCTTATAACTTCACAATAGAGATATGTCAAGCCAAACGTGAAAGTATTGAGTTATTAGAGCTTCCAGCCATTACTGCCTCGGATGATGGGCTAAATGGATTTAGAAATTTAAAACTTAATTTGTCATAATCAAAGCTACAAATCCATGGGTTTGGTTGCTCACCTTCTCTCACTTTCATAAATGAAAGAATTCCTTTTGCTATTCCAGCATTAACTTCTAATGGCTTCCACGCAATAGCAACATCTGCTTTATTTATTTTTTCAATACTTCCAGCTATATCACCATACTCTACTGCCTCCGCACTTCCTTTTCTAATAGCATCACTGTTCTTTAACTGTGACGCTGTAAAAATTGCTACTTTTGATACTTTAGCTAAATCAACAAGTTCTTGGTATATAGCAGCAATTTTCTCCCATTTTGGAGAATTTTTTGCTACTCTGTTAGTGGTTAAATGATCACAATAATCAATAAAAATAGCTTGAACATTTACACCCTTTACCCTCCTGAGATACTCAACCATTCCACTAATTTGTGACACAGTAAGGGTTTCAGATGGGTAGTATGCAACTTCCATTGGGTATAATCTTTGCATTCTCTGTCGTATCTGTACAAACTGCTCTGGCTGCATGTCACTTGTTATCTCACTTTGTCGTACTCTAGCCACTCTAGCAGACAACATTCGTACAACTCTATCAGCAGAAAGCTCTAATGTTATATATAAGCATGGAACCATTACAGCCACATTAGTACAAATCATTGAAAGCAAACTTGACTTTCCACCACCAGATGGAGCTGCTACTATAAATACCTCACCTAGACCAACCCCTCCCTTAGTTGCTCTATCTAAAACAGAAATCCCTGTAGGAAGTCCTAGCCTGTTATCATCATAGTTATATATTGCATTTGGTAACATATCAAGAAGTGCATTAGAATTGTAGGCAGGTATAGGGAGCCCTGATAGACCATTACGTAAAGTAATTTCAGCAAGGTCTGGGTTTTGCTCCAACACATCGTCTACGTTTCTAACTAAATCCTGTAATCTTTTATATTTTACAAAAGACACAGCCATATCAATTAAAGCAGGAACAGAATCACCATCATTAATGGTATAAAGCTTTGTTAGCATTTGAAGGGCATCTGGAGAAAGCTCTTCAATTAATGTAGATCTACTTGGTATTGAATTATACCTTAAATAGTGAGCTTTTACTACAGTCCAAATTTCTGAAAGGACTGGTGTAGCCCAGTCCTTATCAGATATTATTGAAAGTAGAACAACTGTAGCTGGATGGTTTTTTAAAGTATTTGCTAGTAAGATTTCTTGAGATTGTCGTGTAAGGTTCAAATCACCAACTCCTAACTACACTTGTTATATCCACAGTTCAAGCAAACAGGACACTTTCCTTCCATTTGTAAAGGCATATTACATTCTGGGCACAAGTTATTGTTTAGCTTGTTTTCTTTTTCTTTCTCGTTATCAACACCATTGTATTCATCAACACTTTCCCTTAATGCTATTGCTATTGCGTCTGGTACAGAATATACGTATTCATTTTCAAACAAACTAACATCTTTTCCACGTATACCTTTTAATGTCTTAACAATATTATGGTAGTCTATTCCCTTTTTTAAACATAAAGAAATTAACCTTCCAAGAGCTTCAGTATATGCATAATCGTCCATTCCTGATTTTCCTAAATTACAGAATACTTCTACTGGACTAGAATCATAAAATGATGTCATAACATACATACTTCCAGAGGGCGTAGGAACCTTTATTCTAACACAAGGCAATTTGTTTGGCAAGTGAGTTACATCTTTTTTCTGAGTAGACTCTTCTTTAGTTTCTACCTTCAACACTTGTGTTGATTTACACCCATCTCTAAACACAGTTATACCTTTTACTTTATTATCATATGCTTTCATAAAAATGTTAGAAATTTCTTGTTCTGTAGCAGAGTTTGGAAGATTAATAGTTTTACTAACACTATTACCTATATGCTCTTGCACTGCAATTAATGTATTTAAATGATCATCTGGAGTTATATCTTGTGCAGTAACAAGAAACTTTTGTACACACTCAGGTACCCATGAAAGCCCTTGAACACTTCCACGATTCTGTTTAATGCTTTTAATTCTTTCTTCAGTAAGATCAATTTTATGAATGTCAAACACATATTTAACAATTTCTGGAACCATTGTATACCAGTTTTCAGTTTCTCCCCTCATCATCCTGTCATATGCTAAAGCAAAAAGGGGCTCACACCCACTTCCGTCAGCATTACACAGTATGGACGTAGACCCAGCAGGAGCAACTACAGTAGTGGCTATATTACGTACAGGCCCTCTGTCCTTTTTAGGTAGACGAGAATCCCACAAGATAGTATCAAACGCAGGAAAAGTTCCTTTTTCCATTGCTAACCTTTTTGATTCAGACAAGGCAGCTTCTTCAACTGTAGATAACAACGCATGTATTTCATCAAGTGCTTCTTTTGACCCATACCGTAGCCCTGATTTTATCAGGTAATCAGCTAATCCAGTAAACCCAACGCCTATGCGTCTAAACCTTTTAGCTGCGTCTTCTATTTTTTTATCCGGGTACCATGCTTTATCAATTACATTATCAAGACACCTAACCAGAAGTGTTACTCGTTTCTTTATATCCTCTGTAACCCCTGCTGGGTCTAAAGTACCAAAATTAATACTTCCAATTAAACAGGACTCATATGGGTATAGAGGGAATTCACCGCACTGACATGTTAACGTATTAGCGAACACACCCATGTGACGCTTTGACTCATTAAAGCAGTAAACTTTATCTGCTATACCAGCATAAGTAACACTAACTACACTAATATATTTAGAATTAGATTTCACATTTTTATAAAAAGCTATTGGAACTCTTTTTGTTTCCATTCCAAACTTTATTAATTGATTTATAGTTTTACCTGTAAGAAACATTCTATAAACTTGCTTACAATGATACTCTTTTTCTCCACCCTTTCCGTCTGGCATCATATGATCTCCCTCTAAATGCATAGTAGAAATGTTTGCTGAACAACCAAGTGTACTAAGCATATATCTAACCTCTTTAAGGAAGGGGAGATTAGTGGAAGCAATAGCTATAGTATTTCCTATCTTGTTTATATTGTTTACACACCCATCGGAGTCTATTAAACCAGCAAGCCAAGATACCCTTGCCTTTGGAGAATAACTACAATCTGGAACCCAGTATTTAGGTCTAATTTTTTCCTTTTCAAGCACAAACACATTTCTAGTTTTTTGTTTCAGTAAATAATCTATATTAAAACTTTCAGCACACTTTAATTTTGGCTCACTATACACTGGTATACAAGGTTGATTTTTAGCATAAAACCCATCCCCTGAGAAAAACCCATTTGTATACATTTCATTATAATCATAATCTTCTCCAGTAAGAATTTCTGGAAAATCAAACTTTATTAATCTATCTCCTTCTTTTAACTCGGAAGTAGTCTTAGTAACTTCTTTTCCTTTATACCCTTCTACAACCTTAAACCTATGGTAATCAGTACATGT